ACTGAGGAATATGAAGTATCTCCTGCAACTGGTGACATTTATACTCCTGCGGTTGAAGCTGTAGAGGGCGTAGAGGCAGTTGAATATGTTGCTCCTGTAGAAGCTCAAGAAGCTGTATTAGGCGAGCGTCAGGTAACAGAAACTGTTGAGACAGGTTCTTATGTTAATCTTGCAGGTGAAACTATTGTTGAAACCCAAGAGATTGGTGTAACCGAGGAATCTACTGAGACTGTAATTGAGCGCCAAGATATTGATGGTGTATCCACAGAAGTTGAAGTTGAGCGTACAGTATCAGTACCAGTGATGGAGTCTTATGAGATAAGCCCTGCGGTTGAAGCTGTCGAAGGTGTAGATGCTGTTGAAGGTGTCGAGGCTGTCGAAGGTGTAGCTGAAGTCATACATAGTGCTGACGCAGAACAACCATCGGAGTTAGAAGATGGGCAACTCTGGAGAGAAACTACGGCTGCTGTTACGGGTGAACGTGATGTGGAAGACTACCAAGGTATTGACCAAAGCAAGCTAGTACCATTATTGGTTGCTACTATACAAGAACTTGAGGCTCGAATTGCTTCGCTTGAGGCATAACCACTAACCCCGCTTTAGCCCCCCTTATGTTGGGGGGCTTTAGTCTTTAACTTAAGAGGACACACGAATGACACAAGCAAGAGACTTAGGGGATGCAGCAAACAAGGCTAACTTCCTCGATAATGTAACATCCGACTTAAACGTTGCGGGCATGATTATACCCTTTGGTGGTACTACAGCACCATCAGGCTGGCTGGCGTGTGACGGTAGTGTCGTTTCTCGCACAACCTATGCTCCCCTCTTTGCTGCTATCGGGACAACCTGGGGAGTAGGTGATGGTTCCACAACCTTTGCTGTACCAGACCTCAGAGGAGCCTTCCTACGAGGTACAGGACTGCATGGTACTGAAGCCATGGCTACAAACACCAGTGCCTTTTTCCAAGGGCCGTCTGTGGGTGGCTTTGAGAATGACCAGATGCAAGACCATAAACATGCTTTTGACTATGGCCCTGCGGAATTTTCAGCCACTGGTAGTGGTATATCTGTCGATAATTTGGCGGCATCTATTACCAATAGCACGACAGAAAGAGTTGATGAATTGGTGGAACGCGATTCTCAAGGAACGCCACGAGTGGGGGACGAAACCCGACCATTTAACGCAGGTGTTTTATACTGCATCAAAACTTAATTAAGGACGCTTAACGATGTCAACCAATGATAACTGGCACTTACAAAAGAGTGTTCCACTAACCTTAGTGTTTGCCTTATTAATTCAAGCCGTAGCACTTGTCTGGTTCTTTGCAGAGTTAGACTCAAATATTAATGCTAATCAGACGCAAGTACTGCAACACGAGTCTCGCGTATCTAACCTAGAGGGCCTCGTCCAGGGACAGGCAGTATCTTTAGCTAGAATAGATGAAAACATAAGGCACATAAGGACTTCTGTTGATAGGGTGTTAAGCGTAGAAGGTGATTAAACATGGCTATCTTAGGTACACTTATAGGCCCTATCACAGGACTATTAGATAAATTTATAGAAGATAAAGACCAAAAGAATGCACTAGCTTACGAGCTATCTACAATGGCTGAAAGACATGCACAGGAGTTATCTAAAGCACAGCTTGAAGTTAACAAACAAGAGGCTGCACATAAGAGTCTCTTTGTTGCTGGCTGGCGGCCCGCTGTGGGCTGGGTATGTGTCCTGGGCATGGCAAGTAACTTTATGATTATCCCTATGGCAAACTTTGCGCTTGCTCTATCAGGTTCTATAGTTGTTGTTCCTATACTAGAGCTATCAGAGATGATGCCCGTACTGATGGGAATGTTAGGGTTTGGAGCTATGCGTAGCTACGAAAAAGCTGCTGGTGTACAGAGGAATAAATAAGATGAAACAAGATGAGAAACTTTCAGAACTCCATAAGGTACTAGCAAGTATCTTACTGGATAGAATAAGAGACCCCGAATGTAAATCAGCAGAGCTTAATGTTGCCCGTCAGTTCCTTAAAGATAACGACATTACAGCACTCCCTACCGACAACAACGTCTTAGCACACCTCCTTAAGGATTTACCTTTTGACGAGGATGTAGCGTCCATCCAGTAGTAGTAATACCTTCCTATAGCTACACCCCTTAAAACCCCTTAGAAGAGCTTACAGAGCCTCCTAGGGGTATATCCTTACCCAGTACGGAGATTAAAGGTCATAATATCCGCATATATTACTGAACGGAGTATCTAGTGAATAATAAGTTAATAGACTTTAAGAACTTTCTATATATGGCATGGAAGCACCTTAACCTTCCGAACCCCACACCAATCCAGTATGACATCTCAGATTATCTACAGAATAGCGATGAGCGCAGGATAGTTATCGAAGCATTCCGTGGTGTAGGTAAATCATGGATAACGTCAGCCTTTGTCTGTCACCAATTACTGCTTAATCCACAGGAAAACATACTTGTGGTTTCAGCTTCAAAGACTAGGGCAGATGATTTCTCTACCTTTACCCTGCGTCTCATCCATGAGATGCCCCTTTTGGCTCATTTAAGGCCAAGAGACGGCCAAAGAATGTCTAAGATTAGCTTTGATGTAGCACCAGCTAAAGCATCTCATGCACCATCTGTGAAGTCTTTAGGGATAACAGGGCAACTTACAGGGTCTAGAGCAGGTATTATCATTGCTGATGACGTAGAATCTGCTAATAACTCCCAGACTCAGATGATGAGGGACAAACTAGCAGAGACTATTAAGGAATTTGAGGCTGTATTGAAGCCTGGAGGACGCATAGTCTTCTTAGGTACTCCCCAAACAGAGATGTCTATCTATAATCTACTTGATGAAAGGGGTTATAAGACAAGGATATGGCCCGCTAGATACCCTGATGACAGGCTTAAGACAGCTATGGGGTACAAATTAACCCCTATTATAGCTGATGAGGTAACAAAAGAGGGTTATCCTACAGACCCTGATAGGTTTGATGGGGATGATTTACTAGAAAGAGAGGCATCCTACGGTAAATCAGGCTTTGCTTTACAGTTTATGCTTGATGTAAGCCTCTCAGATGCTGATAAGTACCCCCTAAAGATAAATGACTTCATGGTTATGTCTGGCCCTAGTAGCTGGACAGAAGCCCCTGTAAGCGTTCAGTGGGCATCTGGAAGAGAACAGATAGAAGCAGTGAAGCAACTACCTAACCTAGGGCTTAAGGCAGACTATTGGGCTGCACCTATGACTGTCTCTAAGGAGACTGCACCTTGGGATGGCTCAGTGATGTCTATTGACCCTGCGGGTCGAGGTAAGGATGAGACAGCTTATGCAGTAGTGAAGATGCTTAAGGGTCAGTTGTACCTAACAGCAGCGGGTGGACTCAAGAATGGTTACTCTGAAGAAAGTCTACAGGTTCTCTCTAAAATAGCAAAAGAACAACAAGTTAATAAGATAGTGGTAGAGTCAAACTTTGGTGACGGTATGTTTACCCAGTTGCTTAAGCCTATACTGACACGTACACACCCCGTACATATCGAAGAAGTAAGACACAGCGTCAGTAAAGAGAAGAGAATGATAGATACCCTGGAGCCTATACTCAACCAACATAGGCTTGTAGTGGACGATAAGGTTATCCAACAGGACTATCAGGCTGAAACAGAGCTTAAGTATAAGCTATTCTATCAGCTTACAAGGCTGACAAGAGATAGAGGTTCCCTTATCCATGATGATAGACTAGATGCCCTGTCTATGGCTGTAGGCTACTGGGTAGAAACCCTGGATAGAGACATACAGCAAGCTGTAGATGACCATAAGAAAGAACTATTAGATAAAGAACTAGAAAGTTTTATGGCATCCTCTATAGGAAGACCACAAAAGAGTGATAATTGGATAGGTTTAAGGCATCACTAAGCTATTGATTCTTATATAGTTATTAATACCCACCATATTAGGGTAGATAGATAGATAGATACCCTATAGATAAAACTTAAGATGACTAATGAATATTAGATACTTAATTAATAGTAGAAGATAGGTAATGGATAATAATACATAGATAAAACTATAAGTAAACTATAGGTAACTTAAAGAGTACTTATAGGTACGTACCTACATTACTACTTACCTACCCCCTTGTAAGGAGAAACCATAGATGAACCTTAAAGAGTTTAACAAGGCATATAGCTATAAGTATGACCCCAAAGGTTATGACCAATGGTTAATACCTAAAGTTATCAATGGTAAGATATTAGATGACTGTGATGGCTATAGTTTAGGTGTCTTATATTATGTGTGTTGTAATCAGTCTTTCTTTAGGTTCTGGTTCTCCCTCATCACCCGTAAAGCTAAGATGTGCAGAGTAATCACTAAGGGTGGTGAAGGGCATGTGGTCTTACGTTGGGAGAAACAGTACATAGACAACTGGTCTAAAGAGTTTGTTAGTAAGAAAGCCATGGAGGACTTAGGGCATAGCTTCCAGTTCTTACTATATGTCCCCTGTGTGATAGCCGCTAAGATGCTTTATACACAGTATAAGGTGTCCCAAAGGTTTTACTAAAAAAATCTGAAGGGTATATCGTATATGACGCCCGCGCAAACTCCCC